AAAGACTAATATGAAAAATGGATTATACGCAAATATTCATGCTAAACAAGCAAGGATTAAAGCCGGCAGTGGTGAGAAAATGCGTAAACCAGGAACTAAGGGCGCACCAACAAGTAAGGCATTTAAAGAAAGTGCCAAAACAGTGAAAAAAACAAAGACTAAATAATATTATGCCGTTAATCAAATCAACAAGCAAAAAAGCATTCAACAAAAATGTTGGTGCTGAAGTTAAAGCGGGTAAGCCCATAAAACAGGCCGTTGCTATCGCATATGCAGAAAAACGTGCGGCAGCTAAAAAAACAAAAAGGAAATAAAAATGAAAGATTCATCAGGGTTAGATTTTGACGGCGTAAGTAAAAATGGTTACAGCCGCAATAATTCACAAAAGGTTCAAACTAATCAATATTCAGGTCATGCAAATGATGGACGACTAGTTAATAAAGGTCGTGGACCAACTAAAGGTAATAGTGATACTACTACTCATGTTGGAAAGCGCCCAGATGCAGCCAGTGTTCCATCAAGTATCAAGATTAAAAATCCAGATTATATTAATGGTGGTAGTCAAGTTCGTACACCAGGTGGTACACGTAGTTGGGATCCAAAATGTGAACAAAACTATAAAGGCAACCCAGACAAAATTAACGTAGGTCGCGGCCCAACGAAAGGTAATCAAGAATAATGTCTTCCATACAAATTAGTAATACATTAGACAATCTAGCATTAGGTTGTTCTACAAATCAAGCAGACTTGACTTGGGCTATTCAGCGTAATCTGTTACCTGCAGGTACACAACCAAGATTTTTAAGAATTGACAACATTAACAATAGTGTTGGAGTATTCGTCAAAATTGCTACAACAGCAGGAACAATTACGGTTCCAGGATCAAGCACTACAGGCAATTGTTTTTATATTGCACCAAACAATTCAGTTACTGTAGAAATAATTACAGAGGGCGGAAACGTAGAAACTAGCGCATTTAATGATGGCGACGGTAACTGCGTAATCAGTGGAATCACAAACGATGGCACTGCAATCATAATAATAACACCAGTAGGAGAATAATATGACACAATCAACAAACATCATTCCAAATTTATACGCAAATCCAATTGTAAGTATAAGCAAAGACGATCCAGCATTAGTTACAGTTCCTACTGTTGCAAAAGTTGTTTCAACAACAGGTACAATTGGAACAGTCACAGGTTCAGGCACAAGTGGTACACCATGGACAGCAAACATTTCATTAATGAGTGCAGTTACAGGTTTACAATCTGGTAGCATTATAACAGCAACAGCAGGCACTGGTGATTTTGCCGCAGGTGGCGTAGTAAGCGTTAAAGAAGTTTTAGGTAACAAAAGTATTTCAATCAATAAGATTGGTGGAACAATTCCTACAGCAGGAACAGTTACTAACATTACATTACCAGCAGTAAGTACATTACCCCCATTCATGGCTAGTGGTGATGTTGTATTATTCACTAACCCAGGTAATAAATTTACATTCTCATCTACTACTGGAACATTCCAAGCAGGTGAAACATTTACTCAAGCAACAAGTCTTGCTACAGGTTTAATTACAAATGTATTACCAACAAGTATTGAATATACAGCAATTGCCAATGTAGTTAATACAAGTAATGTTGTAACTGGTCAAACAAGTGGTGCTACTACAACTCCAACAGCAGTTACAGGTATGAATCAATTGTTAACAGCAGGTGTGGATGGAACAAATGCATTTTATGCTAACATTGTATCAAGTACAACTTTTGAGTTATATACAGATGATGCATTGTCAGTTGGAGCAAATTCAAGTACATTTACAACATCAACAGCAAATGCTGGACAGTATACAACATTTACTGAACAGTATACACCTTCTTAATAGGGAAATAAAATGAAATCAACTAACCCACAACAAAAAGCCATCAATCAAAAACAGGGTCCAAGAACTGGTAATGCTGGAACAATGAGTAAACGTAATGAGTTTATGAAATTGAAAGCAAGTTCAAGTAGTGAAAAATCAGAACTAGCCAACATGGTTACAAGTGCATTAGAAATGCGTGGTCGTGGTCAAGCAGGTTTTGTTAATCCAGCATTAGAAGGTTTACATAGTAACACTGGACCTAAAAAGAACCCAACGGCAGACGGTGCACGATTGAGTAGTAAATATAAATCACCAAAGAAGTGATATAAAATTGTTAACATTTTGTTAACATAAATAGATTTAGAGAGATATGTAAAAATATCTCTCTTTTTTAACATTTTAGCAATGAAAGGAAAAGAAATGAACCAAGGTTATGTTTATAAATGGACGCATACCCCATCATTTAAATGGTATGTCGGTTTCCACGATGGCAGCAATAAAAATTATGTCTGTTCTAGTAAAATCGTCAAACAACTCATAAAAGACAATCCAACTGAATGGGAAAGAACTATAATTGCAACAGGTGATTCCCAAGAAATGTATGAATTGGAATGTGAAATATTACAATTAATGGATGCTAGAAACGATCCAAGAAGTTTTAATATGCATAATAATGAAGGTACTGGATTTAGTAATCTTGGAATCCCACATACAGAAGAAGCAAAAAGAAAAATCGGAAAAGCAAATAGTGGTCCAAAACCTGAGCGTATTGGAACAAAAAACCCACAAAATAGTATTCGCATGACAGGTGTTAAATGGAGTCAAGAAAAAATTGACAAAAGAACAGCCACTCGTAAAGCAAATAATTTTTCACACACAGAAGAAGCAAAAGAAAAAATAAGGATCGTTAATCTTGGGAAGAAAATTTCTCCTGAGGTAATAGCAAAAAGAGTTGCCACTCTAAAGGCAAATAAATTAAAGAAAGCAATGCAATGAAAAAACAAAAATTAACACCCTCTCAGGAAAACATTTGGGATAATGTAGAAGAACAAGTTCAGTCTACAATTGACAAAACACAACAAGAAGAAATAAACAAAGCATTTGATAAAGAATATGCTAAGTTAAAACCAACTCCACCAAAAGCAATAGATTCAGCGGGATACGATTTAGAAGGTCTTCAAAATGATTTTCCTACAGCAAAGGATCTTGAACGATTTGTATATGATGAAACAGGCATAGTACTAAACTTAAAAGGTCGTGCAAACAAATTAAAATATCAAATTGCTATGGATGCATTGAATGGAGTAGAAATTTCTGAGTCATATAAAGGTTCAGATAATCCATATATTGAACGTAGCGAAATGATTCCAACAGATCCAATGAAAGAGGTACCTGCACGTGACAAATCATTACCCCCACGTAGTGAACAACAAAACGCTTTCTATTGCCCAATCATTCCTCACCCAGATGATGAAGCAAGAGCACAAGATAAGAAAGTGCAAATGATGTTTAGAAAATATAAAAATGGAATGATTAGTTATGAAATACTTGGTCCATTAGAAACCAAACCACATGGTGAAAAGATTGATAAGTTTGGTCGCACAAGACCAGAAGTTATTAAATGGGTTGATCCACGTACAGGTGAACAAGTTATTATGCGTGAAGATGGCACATTAACACCACAAGGTAAACGTTTACGTGCAACCATGCAGACATTTAAAGTTAATAGAAGTAATCAATGGGAAGTTTGGATTGATAGAGAATTCGTATCACTTGATGATAGTGTTGCCAATAACCCTTGGAAATTAACTTAATGGTAGTCAACTCAAATGGTAAAGAAATAAGTTTACCTTCAACTGATCCACTTGCACGTAATACAGAAATAAAACGTGCAAGCGAAGAACGACAAGTGCGTGATACATTAATAATGCAAAAAGTTAATCATGCACATCGTGAAGCATTCAAAACAAGATTCCCAGGACAAATAGAACATGTAATGCGTTTAACTGCTGAACGACTACAAGGTATATTAACTAAAAAGCCTAGTGATTTACAAGATCCAGAAACATGGAGTTGTACAGCACATGAAATCGCAAGTTTAAGTCAGGCATTATATCATCTAAGTGTTATTAACAAACAATTCCCAGTATTAGAACCAGAAAGTGAATAATGA